AATCTGTATCCGGTAACGATTAGGTTCACTGTGCTTAAATTCAGCGATATTAATTTGCTCACTTTTCCCCACCATTGGAATTAAGTGATACTCTTCTAAATAATGTCTAAGTAGATCCAAGGAAATTTCTGTTATTGTACAAACAAATTCCTCAAACTCTTCCCTGAATTTTCGGAACTTCTTTTTATTTCTAGCTGACTTATATAACATAGCATAACCATCAACTTGATTACTATCATCAACATCATCAAAAACTTCCATCACCTTATACAACTCGTCAATTTGTGATTGCATATATGGAAGGTATTGTTCTCCACCCCGACCCGGAAGTATCTTAGGATCATTACCACCTGTAACAGTGATGCCTCTAACACCGGGAAGCTTAGAACTCATGGTCATTTTAGAACCCATCTGCATAATCAACTTATCATCACCCAAAGTTACTTGAGCTGTAGCAATTGCAGAGGCCGCTCTATTTATTTCAATTTGATAAGGCCGCATTTGCTTTATAGGAGAACGGTAGCGGGGTGAAGTAGGTATTTTATTAAACCCGGCACTAGCGAAGGGCCATATACCAAATGGAAGTGGGCCTTCGGCTAAAATAACATCTTTAGTTGATATATAATAATATCCTTCAGGATATGTCATACATGGTTTATAATAAATTTCCCTAATCATTATTTTTTCTTTCTCATGCTCATAAGAAGATTTATCACCATCAAAAATTAAATATGATTCTTCATCACTATCTGAAATTTTCTTCCATTCACTTTCACTCTCTACCATTGCTTTAACGTCTTTTTTATCTGTCATCTTTCTTAAAATAAAATAAGGACTTTCAAACATTGACTGAGTAGAAGGACATCTTAAAAGATTAAAAGCGTAAACTTCTTCAACACAAAGTTCTCCACTATAAATTGGCTTACCTTCATCTTTTGTTGGTTCTTGTTGTTCTTCGTCATCGTATTGAGGTTCACCATCTATTTCAGCTTGAGCATAGCCAACTATTTGACCTTTATTATTGTCCCAAAATACTTTAGCGTAACATTCACCAAACTGAATAAAGTTATCAGCGAATGATCTTACCTTTTGTCTAAATTTTAATTGTTTCTTATGGAACTCCCAAACTGACTTGTTTAGCTCCGCTGTTTTCTGATCCTGAATCTCGTCTGGATTGTTTGGAGCGGGGATTGCGTTAGGTGTATCACCTAGAATATTTCCTGCATATATATTACAAATTTTTTGTACATGGTTTTTTGTTAATCTTAATTTTTGATGATCTGTAACTTCTTTGGTAGATCTTATTCTATTCCAAAACTTAGATCCCTTTCTATTATAGTGATCTCCTGAAACTAGGAGCACATTACTTCTCATTTCGGAAAAAAGTTTTTCATCCGCTGAGTTTGCTGCCATATATAGTTTGTCTAAGTCTGCAGCACTTTTTTTCTCTTGCATTTTTATTCTCCAGAAAGATCATCAATTACATCACCAATACTTCCATTAGCCAACATTTCTTCAAATTGTTCTGGATCTTCAATAGGCATATTTGCCAATTCTTGTTCCTTTAAAATGAGTTCTTCTTCATAAAGATTCTCTTTTTCAATCTGTTCAATGTAGCTATCAGGGATTTCTTCTTCACTGACTTGTGAAGTGGTGCTAACAACTTGGGTAATCTCTTTGGCTTTAAAAGATACTTGGAGTTCTTGATATTTAAAATCAACTACTCCGTGATTAGCACATTCTTTGATTATGCTACAAATATCTTTACAATTCAAATTTTTAGTTGCATTAGTCATATAATTCGTTCCACATTTCGAGTTCATTTACCATTTCATCTTCAACTTCATCTTCAAACATCTTCCTACGCTCTGTAATCTCACAAAAAGGTTCTCTCACTTCTTCATCTTCCTTTTCAAAATACATACTTGTTAAAGCTTCATAATTCCAAGGAATTTTAGTGATTGCATATCTCATTGCATCTATATAATCATCTCTAGCATTTTCTTTTTTAGTCAACTTTGTGAGACTTATTAATTCTACTGGTAATTCTTCAAGTTCTTCACATTCAAAAATATCTAACATTCTACCTTTAAAAATAGTGTTAATAATATCTTCACCTAGCTCATGTCCTTTTTCAGCGGGTATAAAAGTTTCTCCAAGTCTACTAGCGTATGTAAAGAAATCTTTTGAGGCCCAATCATAATATTGTCCAACTGGCCTCATACCACCTCTCAATCTTCTATATTTATTTAGAATATCTTCTGAAGTTGTGACATCAACTTTATTACCCCGCCACCCTTTAAACACAGCACCTTTCTGGTAATCCGGTCTTACGGCAATAAATATGATAGCACCGGGATGCCCAGTTTTCCCACCACTACCAATATCAACACCACTATAAATGTGCCAATCACTCGGAATAGGATATGGCTTGACCACATTAACAGACATCGAGAACGAAGGGTATTTAAGTCCTTCATCCATAACGAATCTACCGTAGATTCTTTTCTTAACTTCATTTTCAGTTGAACAGTTGTTAATAGCACCTTGAATTTTTTCTTTAGTCCAAGGAGTGTTTTTATCACCATCCTCATATTCAAGACAGTCAAACATTGTCGCATTAAGTTTAAGAGCATCCTTAAACATTTCATCTTTCTTACCTACTCGCTCCATAGCTCTATACCAAAGAGCTTGTCCCTTTGTTGCAGTAAAAACCATATTATAATAACCATCATTGGCCAATAATCTTAATCTAACTTCATCGTACATATCTTCAGGCATTTCTTCATCGACAAAACATGCCCACAATGTTGCAGCTTGAATTTTATGAACATCTTGAGAGTAAGTCTTAAAATAAGTCGGAAGTCCATTGTTCCAAACGATTCTGTCCAATTCACCATTTTTATATTTGGCCTTCCAACCATATTTGGGGTGATTCTCCATCTTACCCCTTGGCATAAACTCAGGAACCCATTTAGTCTCAAATTCTTGAGTAGCTAATTGTTTTGATGGATACATGTACCAAAAGTTTCTAGGTGTTGTTCTCCACAAGTTAGGCCATAAAGATTTTTCCGTTGCCCAATGAATACACTTTCTAATGTTTGTCGATGATTTTGAAATCTGGTTAGCGGCACATAATAAATTTGTTGGATTAGTTGAATTAAAAAATATTCTAGCCCACTGGTAAAACTTAAACCCATATAAATGTGGTAGCTCATCTCTAAGTAGTTGAAGGGCCTGAAGCTTCTTCAGTTTCTCTAGCTGTAGTTTCGATGGTACGTGCTGCATCTGTGACTCCACTTAAATTTTTACTGGTATTTTCTTCTTCTATTCTTTTTATCTCTGCCTCTACGTCAATCGCTGACATGTTGACATCAGTTGCCCCACTTGGAACATTACCAGTTACATTCATATTTAAAGATTTCTGTTCAACTTTCTGAACTACAGCACCTTTAACTCTTGTATCTAAAATTTGATGCGCTTTAATTATTAACTCTGCCACCTTTGTATTAGGTATCCTTCTGTTCTTCATATTGCCTTTAGAATCTTTATATTGTTTCATCTCATATAAAGGCATCTCTAAAATATCCCGCAACCTTCTATTAGCTACGGCCAAACCTTCTTCCATAATTGTTGCGTAATTTTGTACCGGGTTTAAGATCCATGCGATATTTTTAATTATGTCATTCTTACAAATACAGATCTCATAAAAATATTCTGCAGAACAAACCCCGCTCCACACGTTAACCATTTCCATTTTACAATCTGCCTTGATTGCTCTTTCATGTTCTAACCAAAAGCCAATTCTTAACTTATTTACCGTAGGAGTTGGTTTAGCTATTTTTATTAACTCGTCCTCATCCTTAATAATTAGGGCCTGAATATCTGCTTTATCTAAACAAGATTTAATAAGAGTTGGAACCATAAAATAAAGACAATTTGGACTTTCTCTATCATTAAAACTAATAGCGTGATTTCCATCAAGGTTACTCTCGACTCCAGTACCAGTTAGTATTTGAAGCTCTTTTTTTCCTAATTTTTCGTCCATTAAATCAGTGTAGCGGGGTGATCTAGCGAAAAGCAAGAAAAAGGATGAAAGAAGCGGGGTTTTTTAGGGTGATGTCAATACCCGTTTTTATTTTTTATTTTTCATTTTTTATTTATGCGGTAAAGACAACCTATGGAAATTATTACCGATACCCCCACCCCCCCATAAATAAAAATTATTGACCGAATCTCCGAATCTATGGAATCTCCGCACTTGAAAACGTAATGATTTCAATGACATAGAGATAAAATATCCCGCTTCTAAGGTATAATACTAATTATACCGCATAGAATATGGTTCAAGTATTGGAAATCATTAGGTTTATAATTCAGTGAGTTAATGAGTCGGGGTGTAAGTAACTGGAATTACTAGGGTATTGTTTCGGGCAGTTACTGGAGCGGGGTTAAATAGCTGAAATTACAT